CCCTTGCCGCCTGCGGGAGCGTACACCGCCGTTTCAAACGACTGTGCGCGGGCGCGTAACCCGTCAACGTACACGTCCACCAGGTCTTTTGGATAGCCTGCCTGTTCCAGCTTGGCATACGATTCTGCGCTGAGCGCGCCATTGGCGTTAAATTCCCCGGCAAAATCGTCGAGATTCAGCCCGGCGCGTGCCAGTGCATCTGCGGCGGCAGCGTCATCTGCTGCATCGGCAATCGTCGCTGGGCCTTTGCGGGCGTCTGCGGGCGGAGCGGCAGGCGGATCAGCGGAGGTGTTGCGTGATGCCCAGGCCGCTTCCAGTTCTTCCACCGTCTTGAATTGTCCGCCGTACAGGCGTTCGCCTTGTGCCCCGGCGTCTACCGGGGGCGAGCCTTCCGGAGCGTGGACGGCATCAAGATTGATACGTGTCTCATCAGAAAGCGGGTGGGTCATACCAATGCCTCAGACAGGTCATCAGCGGCGGGACCGGCGTAATTGATGATGACAAGCCCGTCCGGCTTCTCGGTAATCTCGGTGCCAACGGGGTACGACGGCGGAGCGGTGTCTTGCGGTGTAGTGTCTTTTGCCATTGTTTGGGTCTCGGTTACATGGGAGGTTGCATCGCCGCGTTGGCGAGATTGGGGGCAGCACGCACCATCGCGTCCTGCATGGCGGCGCTTTGCTGTTCGGCCTGTAATTCCTCATCAGACTTGATCAGGCCCTTGGCCGGGATATCCGCTGCGGCGGCAAGGCGACTCAGGGCTTCGCCGGAATCAAGCCGCATCTGCACTTCGGCCTCGCCAATCAGTGCCCGCGCGGCTTCGCCAAATTCCACCAGGCGGTTAAGGTCGTGCCCGCGTCCAAGCGCGGCAATACCGACCGTAATACGCGGCTTGATAAGTTCCGGCGGTAATGCAGGCAGGCGTCCGGCCTGTTGTAGCTTGTGCAGGCGGCGGCGGATCAGGGGCAGCAGCAATTGCTCCCCGGACAAGGCCATAAACCCGGACAGGGTGTCATCCAGTTCTTGCGACAGGACCCGGATTTCATAGGCGGTCACGCGCTCGCCGGGGCGCTGGATCGCGGAGCGTACGCCAAAGATCAATTCCAGGCTGTGCGCCAGGGCATCGGCTTCCTGGCGGACAAAGCTCAGGTCATACGCCTTTTGCAGTTGCAAGGTGGTGACATCTGCGGCATTGCCGCGCAGGACCGCGCCGGATTCGGCCTCGGTCAACTGGCGTTCGCGGATGGTGGAGGTCGGACTTAGAAACAGCACGATCTTTGCCAACGCCGCTGCGCCCTTGCGGATCGCCTTTCTCAAGGCTTCCAGCGATTCAAACGCGCCGATGTAGTCAAACACCAGACCTTCGCCGTAATCATCCGCCATTGACGGCGGGCTGGCAAAAGGAATCCACGGGCAGGCGTCCAGCGGGTAAGTGGCGTAGGTGTCGGGAACACTGACGCCTTCCACTTCCTGCACCACTTCCCACTGCTTGCCGTCCTGATGGCGCTTGATCCACGTGTACAGGCTGACATCATCGTGCTTGCTGGACGCATCGCGGCGTTCTTCCAGTTGCTGCACCACGCGCTGACGTATTTCGGCGGGTAGCAGGGCCGGGGCGATCTTGTCCAGGGTCACGATTTCCAGCACGTGGCCCAGGCCGTCCCGGTCCACAACATAACTCGTGATCGGGTAGAGCTTGGGCCTGCCTTCGTCCGGGTCATACAGCAGGAAATTCCCCGACACGATGGCGTGCTTGGCGGCTTCGGACAGTACCGGGCGGATACCGCTGGTTTCAAGGTCGTTGACAATCAGCCGTTCGACTTCCACCAGGGCTGCTTCAAGGTCCGAACGCTCGACACCTGCCTCGGCGGCAATGGCGTCGGCATCAGCCTGATCGGGCGAGAGTTTGAACACGCCTGCATTGGGCGGTAGCCAGGTCAGCACGATCCTGGACGCCAGCGCGTTGACACACTTGGGGCCGGTATCGATATACGCCGATCCCGGCGTGCGCGATTTGGCGTTTTCGGCAATCCACAAACGCGGCAGGGTCTGTTTGGCACAACGCCGGGCGCGTTGCTCGGCCTGATGGCGCTTGCCCTTGAGATCGGCATAGCGCTTGGCGGCGGTAGGGACATCGCCGGGAAAGGTCATCTCGGTCACTTGGGAATCATCAGCCCTTGAAAGACGTTGGCGTTATTGAGGTCCAGTCGCACTTTGGACTTGCGCCGGGCGGCGGCGGTCTGCCCGCTGGGGGCGGTGTCGGCGCTGGTCAGCACGATGGGGGCGCGCTCTTCTTTTTGGTAGACAGGCGCTTTGGGCGAACTGCACACGTCAGCGATCCCCCGCCTGTTCCATCTGTTCCAGCTTGCGAAAGGCTTTGAGCCAGTTCACCAGTCGTCGCTCGCCCTGGGCCAGCAGGAAGGCTTCCATGTTCTGTTTGGGATCGTAGAGGGTTTCCGGGTAAAGGACGTCCAGCACGTCGATCAGGTCGTAACTGTGCAACGGGAGCTTTTCCATGAGTGCGCTTTTTCGGTTCTGGTTCTAAGGGTGGTGCTAATTGATTTTTGGCAGCGGGAGGCGTCCACAAACGTACCCGCTGTTCACGCGGGATGTAATCCCCGTGGCGGACAATCCGTGCCAGCCGAGCTTGGGTGAGCGCGTCTTTCTCGGTGAGCGGGGCATCCCCGCCGCGCGGTTTTTGCGTGGTATACGTCTCCACCACGCGCCGCCATAACGCGGCAAGGTGCCGTTCCGGGGAGGCATCCCGAAATTGCTCGTGGACGGGCATCAAAATCTCATCCGCTTTCTTGTGGCCGATACCCGGAAAGCCGGGGTAGTTGTCCGTCGCATCGCCGGTCAGGGCCTGCTTCATCCAGTACAGGTCGGCGTCGTGGTGATTGATTTCGATGACCCCAAGATCGGGGTGCAGCGGGGAGTACAGGCGGATGCCGGGCAGGGTGCGCATGTCCTTGTCAATCGACACCACAATCCGGTTCCCCGGCGCGCGCTTGGGATTGGGGTGAGTCGCCAACAGGCCCAATACATCATCGCCTTCCAGTTGCGGGATATCGACAATCTTGTCGCCAAAGGCATCCTCGATAAAATCATCCAGCACATACCACAGCGCAGGCTTGGGCTTGGCCTTGCGGTTCTCCTTGTACGCCGGGTAAATCTCCTTGCGAAAATTCCCTTGCTTGCACGACAGCGCCAGCACGATATCCCGCGCCCCGAATTTTTCAATCAGGTCATCAAGGTATTCTTCCAGCTTGGCCTTGGCACGCTCGGGCTGCAACGCTTCCACGGTATTGCCGTCGTCATTCCAGTCAATTTTGGTGGTATTGGAAAACGCCAGTTGATAGCGCAGCACGTCGGCGTCAATCAGGAGGATGGGGGATTTCATAATGTCTTCTCCTTCACGAGGTGCTCATGCTCTTTGCGCAAAGCGTCTGCAAGAATATCCATTGCGAATTTGGCCGATTCTATCCGGGCAGGCGCTACACCGCAGGCGCATATTCTGTACGGCAGAAAATCGAAAAGTTCCCTCAAGTCTTCGCTGAATCTATCCAGCTCATCTTCGATACGCGCAATATCCGCACGAATCTCTCCTGCCTTATCAGCAGCGTCTAATAACGTTTTCATGGGGTTTCTCCTTTCAGCAAACGTGATACCACCGCCTTGTCCGCATTGCAGCGGGTCAGGGCATCTTCGGCATAGCCTGCAAACGCCAGCAGGTCGAATGTGGTTGATGTGGAATCGGCCAGCAAAACAGCCAGCGATGGGTGCCGCCCCTCAATCAAGCACGGGGTCAGGAACGGCGCGGTCAGGGCGGGCGGCTTCACGCACGCGGTCAGGAATAAGCTGGCGCAACCAAGCGCCGTCAGGGGTCTGTTCACGGTGTAATTCCTCCAAACGTTGCAGGGTGTCCCAGCGGGCTTCCCGGATCGCCCGGTCAAGCTCGCTGCGGTATACAAACTCATCGGTCAGTGCTTCCAGACTACGCTGGCCGTGTTCCAGTTCAGCCACACGCATTGCCATGCGGTGGTAATTCCACGCGGCAATGCTGGCGCTGGCAAGGGTCACGGCCAGTAACAGGGTCATCAATGGATTCAAACGTGGTGTCATCGCGGTATCCTCAATGTGTTTCCGCCCAATTGCGGCCAATCTTGTATTCACCATCCAGCGGACAGCGAAACCCGAAGTAGTCCCCGGCATCGCGGATCGCCTGTACACAGATGCCGCCCACAAACTCCGCTGTATCGGCGTTGGCTTCAATCTGAAATTCATCGTGGACATTGGCGACAAACTCATACTCCACGCCGGGCGTGCCATACTCGGATTGCAGGGAGGCATCGGCCAGCACCAGCGCCTGTTTCATCACCAATGCGCCCGCCGACTGCAACAAGGTGTTGAGGGCGGCGTGCTCGCTGCGGATGTGCAGCCTGCGCCCGTCCAGTCCGCGCAGCCACATGCCGTCCTTGGTTGTCTTGCGCGCTTGCAGGGTGTTCTGGATACCCGCAATCAGCCGTCCAAACGCCGGAATCCCGGACAGGAATTTAGCCCGCAACGCCTTGCCCGCCTTGCGCCCCTTGCCGATGATGGAGCCGAGTTTTTCATCCCCGGCTCCGTATAGGAAGGCGTAGATAAAGGTTTTGGCGTCATCCCGCGTGGCAATCCCTGCCGCCTTCTGGTTCACACTGTGTACGTCTCCTTCCAGAATCACGCGGGCATAGTCCCCATTGTCATAGCGCGCCAGATAGTGCGCCAGACAGCGCAATTCCAGCCCGGAAGCATCCACGCCGACAAGCGCCTTGCCCGCTGGCACGGTAAACAGCGCCCGGCATTCCCTGCCATACGGGGAACTGGTACGTGGCACCTGTGTCATGTTCGGTCTTGAGTGCGTCATGCGCCCGGTCACGGTGGCGTTTTGGTGGACGTTGCCGTGAATGCGCCCGTCTGCCGCCACCGCCTTGACCCACGCTTCCCGCCCCTCGGCCAATTGCCCAAGCCGCTTGTCCACGGTCAGGTAATCCAGCAAGGCCGGGATGATCGGATACTTCAATCCAGACAAAACCTCTTCATCGACTTTTGGCTTGCCTTTATCCGTGAACTCCGTTGGCGTCCAGCCATACAGTGTTTTCAGCCGGTCTGCAATGTGATCCCGGCTGGCGGGGTTGAACGTCACATCCTCGTATACCGTGATTTCCTCGCCTTTGACGTAGCCGAGCTTCTTGTTGTCCCGCTTGGGTACAAAAGTACGCTTGACCCGCTCCCAGGGCGGAATGGCAGACGCCAATTCAGCGCCTACCTCGGCGCGCCGGGCGGCGAGGGTCTGTTCCAATGTCCGCGCCGCCTTGGCGTCAAACAAAAACCCGTGCCGTTGCTGGCGCGCCAGAATCGGGGCAATGGCGTGTTCCAGCCGCAGTGCTTCGGGGGCAATCCGTGCCTTGCGCAGATGGGCGTAAAGCCGTGCGGTCACATTGACATCCTGTCTGCAATAGTCGTCCATGTCCTGATTCCATTCCCGCCACGGGTCAATGCCCTGTGCCTTGCACTGCTCGGCATAATCCCCTTTCCAGCAGCCCAGCCGCACTCCCCACGCTTCCAGTGCGTGACGGCCAATCAGCCGCGCACGCGGTGTATTACGCCAGCCGCGCGCATAATCCTCCCCTTCCAGATCAGGGTGCGTCAGGGTGGACAGCAACAGGGTGTCCCGGAAATCCTCAACCTTGAATCCGGGATAGACCTTGGCAAGCGCAGGGATATCAAACGCGGCGATATTGTGGCCGATCACGCAATCGGCGGATTGCAGCACCTTCAATCCGTCCCGGATGCTGTACTGCCCGCCGTGGTCATTGCAGGAAATGATCGGGCTTCCCGGCGTGCTGATGTCCTGAAATGCAATGCAGTGAATCGTATTCAGCGTGTCCAAAAGTCCGTTGGTTTCGATATCAAAAATGACCTCCATGTTCACGCCTCCCCCGGATAAGCAAAGCGGTGGATGGGCAGCGCGGCCACACGCCGCCGGGCGATGTCCATCTGCCCCAATTCCCGCCTGATTTCCGCGATTGCCACCGGGCGCGGTAGGTGCAGATCGTCAAAACTGTCAGGAAAGATATCGTCCTGTTCCACAGCCTGATCGGGGTGCAGGGTGTAACCGTAATTGGACAGATACCGCTCAATCCGTTTCAGGGTACGCTCGGTGCCGTTGTTGTTCTGGATATACAGCAGTCGCGCCCGTGCATCGTCCAGCGCGTCCTCGGTTGTCTCCACGCGCGCGCGCCCATCATCTTCACCGTAATATGCGACCATCTGACAGCAACGAAAATCAAAACGCTCGATGTGCGCGCAAGGCTCGCCAAACACAAAACCCACAAGGTTAATCAGCACACCGTTTTCCCGCCTGTATTCGAGAAAACGGTCGCTGCCTCTGGTCAGGGTGAATTGCGGAGAGGTGGATATCTCGATGCACGCGGCTTCGTAGTCTTCCCGTGACCGGAAGAAACAATCAATATCCTTGATCGTGGTCTTGTCGTAATACGCGCGGAGACTTCCCCCGGCGATGAAGGTGTACTCCCGCATATCCTCGGGAAGCATCCGAAACAGTTTTACTGCGTGGTGAATCACGGTCATTTCAAACTCTCAATCAAGATCAAAAGGGTGGTGGTGGGCCTCGGGCCGGGGCGTGTCTGGCCGAGGTGTCAGGTAGGGAGTGCACGGCACGCGGTGCCGGGTAAGTGCGGGGAGTGCGCGGGGAGTGCGCATGTGGGGTCAGGTCAATCACGGGTGTGCCGTGGCCCGCCTCCCACGGCGGGACCGCCGCCAGATAAGAGGGCGCGGGGTGGGCCTGTTGTGGCGATGCAGCAGGCGTGGAGATGGCCGGAACCTCCCGCGTTTCATCCTTGAATGGGCCATCATCGACTTCGCCCTCCGGCTCATCGACGGGATTCAATAACCCCGTGGCGTGGGTATAGCGGTAATGTAGTGTCTGCCCGTTGGATTGCCCGGTATAGCGGTCTTTCAATACCCGAAACACCGTGGTATTGCGCTCGGTCTCATCCTCAGCCTGGGTATTGCGTTCCAGACCAAACGCAAAATGCGTCCAAAAGCCAATCGCACGCGAGCCTTTGAAGTGCCGCAGCATCACCCGCCCGCCTTCCTCATGCGGGGTTTTCTCCGGGGTCGCCAGGTGCGACACCAAATAAATACACACGCGGTAACGCTGCGCAAATTGGGCAATCCGTGCCATCGTGTCTTCCAGCATCTTGCGCTCATCATCCGCACCGGCGGCAAAACTTGTCAGGTTGTCAAGAAAGATGTGCTTGACGCCTTCGGCCACGGCCATGTGTTTCATCTTGGATTCGATGACCTCCCATTCCGTGGTGCCGAAATGGTCATACACCAACACCTGTCCCTGATCGAGCGTATCAAATGCCTCGGTCAGTTCGTCCTGTTGCCAGCTTCCATCCGGGACGTGGAATCTGCGCCCGGCGACTTTCCCGGCCAGACGCTTTGCGGTTTCCACCGGCGGCTGTTCCAGAAAAAACAGCCCGACTTTCTCATCGGTCTTGGTCACGACGTGCGCCGCTTCCTGCATCAGCCAATCGGTTTTACCGATCCCGGTTCCGGCACCGAAGGTATAGACCTCGCCGTACCGTTTGCCGAATGTCAGTTTGGTCAGGCGTTCGTCATGCCAGGGCATGCCGATCTCGACCGGGGTCAAGGCTTTGGCTTTCAGCGAGCCGAACGTCACAATGCCGTCCGGGCGCTTCACTTGTGCGCTCCACATGGCATTTAAAATGGCCTCGCCTTGCCCGCGCTGTAATAGCTCGGAGGGGTCTTTGGCGGGAAGGTGGGCAATCTTGGCCTTGCCCGGCGTCAATAATGCGGCCACATCTAACGCCGCCTTGCGCCCGGCCTCATCCATGTCGAACATCAACACCACTTCCTGAAAGCCTTCTACCCATTCAAGTTCACGCTTGATTGCGCGTACCGCGCCCTGTGCACCGTTGGGCAATGAGACCGTCGGCCATTTCAACGCCTGCACCTGTGCCACCGAAAGGCAATCAATCTCGCCCTCGGTAATCACCAGTTTCCGTCCCGGCTCCCACAAGTGCTGGCCGAACAATCCCGCCTGTTTGGCATCGCCAATAAATTTAAAACTCTTGTCCCGATAGCGGAGCTTCTGTGCCACGATCTTGCCGTCACGCCGGTAATTGGCAATCTGCACAGTCCTGCCGCGTTTGTCCTTGCCCTTCCAGTAGCCAAACTTGTTACAGGTGCGCTCATCCAGTTTGCGTTTCTTGAGCCGCACCGGCTCGCCGCGTAGAAAATCAATCATGCCGGAATCTTTATTGAAGGGGTTGACGGGGCGGGACCGCTCCGCCCGCTCGTGATGCCCGCAGCCGAAACAATAGGCGTGGCCGTCGGTATAACGCGCCAGATTGTCCCGGCTGCCGCACGCGGGACAGGGTTCTTTATGGGAGTAATGGGAATCATCAGGGGGCATGCTGCACCGCCTTTTCAAAGACAGTCCGCATCCCCCTTGGGCAAACTGTTGTGTTCATAACGTGCTCCGGGATAGTCATCGGCGTAAACCACGGGTTTTCCCAGGGAACGGAGAAGTTCCCGCAGGGCGTCTATCTGTTTGCGATAAAAAGGGGGCTGACCGGGCAGCACAGGATTCCCCAGTACACATACCTGCCAAGCGCATTTATTAAGACACTTCGCCAGTGCGCCCGGCTCGGTCAAATCCCGGCCTTTATAAATCTGCCCGGTCTGCTCAATCACGTAATGCACGGCAATGCCCGCATATCCCTGTGCGCGATGCCGTTTCGCCAAATCCTCGCCGGTACGCATCTCATCGGGGTGCCTCGTATCAGCGCAAACATAGGTGTAATCCACCGATTCAAGAGGTTTTAATCGCATGTGAAAATCCAGATTTTGGTGCAGGGTTTTTCAGCCTTGATGGCAAAGCGTTTGCTGGCGATCAGGGTCTTGACTTGGCGGTCATCGTGCCAGTAGCCGCCTGCTTTGGTCAGCGCATCCAGTGGCCCCTTGGCGTAATTGTCGATGTCCCCCTTGGGGAGGGCGAGCTTGCTTGTTTTCGGGCGCTGTACGATAAATTCGAGCATGATTTTCAAAGGCGTCGCTGCATCCAGACACAATCCGCCGTGCGGGATAAAACGTTCGGCCTGTGCTTTCCATGCTTTGTATGCCTTGCCGTAATACGTGCCCCATCGGGTCACGCGCGGGCGGCTGGCAGGAACGGGATTGAACGGGAAGACCAAAGACGCCAAAAGCTGCGCGTCTTCGGTACCGATTCCCGATGCCAGTCGATCAGTAATCGCCTTCATCGTCATCTTCTTCACAATCCTCGTCTTCGTCAGCATCCTTGCCTGTGTCGGCGTCATCAGTATCTTCATCCTCGGATTCTTCGTCTTCGTCCTCATCATAGGCTTCGTCCGCAAAGCGTTTATCCGCCTTGCGTCCTGTTGCCGTATAGCCTTCTTCTGCGGCGAATCCGTAAGATTCAGCATCACGCTTGCCGAACTCGACAAGCTCAATAATCTGCACCGCATTGAGCTGCGGGGACAGGTAGAACTTGCCCGCCGCCGGGACATAGCCGCCAGCGCCCAGGCTGTAAGCCACTTTCAAAATACTGCCGTTGCCAATCCCCGGAGGTTCGTCCAGCTTGACGCCCTGGGCATCGAAAATATCCGGTTTCATGGTGAACGTCTTGCCGGTCCGCTTGGAAGTCCCGCCTGCGCGCATTTTGAAACGCACCAGAATGCGCCCGGTATCGTTCCCGTCTTCGTCTACGTCCTTGGCAAACACAGGGGCAGGTTTAGCTTTCCGCGCAAGTTTCGGATTCTCCCTCGCCCATTCGGCAAACCGCGCATCTCGCGCCTGTTTCAGCGTCGCCGACAGCTTCTTGAAATCCTTGTCATTGCGCTCAAACACCAAAGCGACCGAATAATCGCCTTCGGGATTGAACTTGGTATCCGGTTCATTCAGGCGTGGCCACAGGGCTTCCGCTTTCGGGGTCACATATTGTTCTCGTTTCTTGCTCATGTTGAATGCCTCGTTGGTGGGTGTTGCTCAGGGAAAATGGGGGAGCAATTCGCGCTCCACATACTTGCGCACGGCGCTCAAGGTGTTGACTTCGCGGTAGCGACAATCGCGCTCCATGCGCTCTACCACGCGCTGCGCTTCTGCCGGGTCGATGCCCATGACCGCACACGTATTCCGGTACGCGCAGGCCAGGGCGATGACTTGACTTGCGGGGCTTTCCAGCCCTTGCATAGCGTTGATGACTTCAAACGCGCCCTGGGCTGCGCTGTCCGCAGATTGGCTGTGCAGACGGTCCAGAACGCGGTTGCGGATGTGTAAAGGGTCTTGCATTTATCTCCTCTTGGTCATTTGATTGCTGTATGGTGAATCTCATGAAAAGAAATACTCGGATTCCAGCACCTGATTGAGATCGAGCGTGCCTTTCGCGGGCAACGGCGGGATGCTTTTGACAAGCTCCGGGGGAAGCTGTTGCTCAAGTTGCTGCCGGAAATCGGCCAGCACATCCACGCTGTATTGATCGACAAACGCTTGCCGTAATGCCGCTGCCAGAATCGACGTGCGTCCGGCATGGGTGCCGTAGGAATCGTGGATCATGGCGAACGCGGTGATGCCGTTATCTTCGGCAAGGCAAGTTGTTAGCATCAGGTGGCTGGCATCGCAGGCATGTACGAAATTGGGGCTGATCCCCAGCGTCTGGCGACGGCGATCCAGTGCATCCGTCCTGTGCCCGAGGGCGACACGCTTTCGCTGCCCTCCGACATGAACCTCTATCAGCGAGCCTCCGAACTTGCGGTACGCCTGCAACACCGGAAACCCTGCCGGGGTTGTCCAATACACAGGAAGATCAGCCTGTGCCGCCACTTTGGATGTTGTCTGTAGCCAATCCATTGTTGCCCGCGCCGCATGCACCACTTCGCCGATGCACTCCCATAACACCTCGCTCAAATAAGACGCCAGTTCAATATCATCCAGACCTCGCTGCTTGAGAGCGTCCAGAATCTGCCCCTGCATGCCACGCTTGGTTACGCCATAAGGCAACGTCATCACCGGGCGCTTCACGATGTCCCGTGTCAATTGTCCGTCCAGCCGGATTGCGGACGCATCGCCCGCTTCGGCCAGTGCCTTGATTTTCTCCCCGGCCAGCGTACACACACGGGCGTAAATATCGGCGGGTACCGGCTGCGGAACAAGATTGGTCGCCGCACCGCCTACAGCGTCGCCCAGCATGGCTGAAAAATTCTGTAGCCCATTGCATGATCCATCCAGCGCAATCGGGATGTGCGACACGTGTGTCTGCCCGTTGAGTTTGTAGCCCATCCACTCAATACACGCGGCCAGCGCGCAAAAGGGGGAATCCGCCTGCATCCAGAAGCGCCGCCCGTCCAGCGGGTCAAGCGCCGAATCCAGTAGCTGTTCCTCGTGTGCGTGCACCCAAGCAATGCGCTCATGAAACGCGACTTTATCCACGCCGAACATGTTCGCCACGTGTACGGCCAGCCAGAATGCCCCATCCTCCCCCAATGGCACGCCTTCCGCGAAGTGTAAAAGCGCCTTGGCGGCGTCATCACCCTGCGGATTCAAGAGCGGGGGCAGTGGATAAACGCGCCCGCGAAAATCAAGATTGCAGGGAAACCAGATCGCAGGATACGCGGCGAACTTGCGCGCCAGGGCGAGCTTTTCCGCAGCGGCAAGCCGCTTGGAGACCGTGCGCGCATTCTCATCGTGTACGGCGGCGCGGCGGCGCGTCCATGCGCGGTATTCGTCCTTGTGGTGTTCCCGGTAATACTCCGGGTCGGTTTCCAGCAGGGCGGGAAGCGCGGGGAGCGTGCGTAGTTCTCGCCCAGGCAGCCCGGCTACATCGCCGCCCGCTTCCCACAGCGCTTCCATCACCTCCAACACCGGCACATTGATTTTCCACGGTGTCGCCTGAATGGCGTTCACGGCGCGGTACACCAGCGGCATATCCACCTGCCCCAATTCCCGCTTGTAAGGCACGTTGTAGGTGCGCACCAGCCCGCCACGACCTCGAATGTCGGTCAAATATCCTCCATCCTCCGGCGATGTCCACGGACGCGGCGGTATCACCATCGGCTGCAAGACGGGAAGGAACATCGCCATGCTTTCGTGTGCCTGCGCGATCCATTCCAGAATCTCAGGTTTGGCGCGCAATATCGACACTGTGTCTTTCGGGCCTTTGTGCCGCAACGCCAGTTCCACAATCCCGGTCGCCTCCACAAACAACTCAATCAGCTTGCCCCCGACCAGCAGCGCATCGCGGTCACTCCATGCCGTTTTGTGACCTGCGGCGGCGTAGTCCACGTGATGGCGCATCACGCTCATGGTGTACTTGCGCGTCGTCGCCTTCTTCAGCTTGCGCTGGATGTAGGTATGCAGCGCGGGGCGCTCCCGATGCAGCATCGCAAAGTTGATCTCGTTCTCTACATCCTTGCCGAGCATCACCGCCGCGCGGGCGAACTTGGGTTGATTCAGCGCCAGCGCATTGATACACACATGCGCGG